ATTAAAATGCTAGGAGCATTAGGTGAAAACATTGCAATTGATGTAAAAGATGCTGCGGGTAAAAATTATGCCATGAAAATTTCAGAAGGTAGTACGCAAGCAACTTTTATGTTAGCCGATACAACAGTTATTCCGGCGGTGCCATCAATCAATGCAGAACCTGAATATCAAATTACTATTCCAGTCAATGAAGAATTTGTTAGCAAATTTATCAAAGCAAAAAATGCATTACCTGATGCAAAAAATTTTGCAGTGCAAGTTATTAACGGACAAGTAAAATTCATTATCAATTACACAACAGTAAACGCAGATAATATTTCATTTGAAGTAGGTCCCACTAACATGGACAATATGGATCCGGTTTGTTTTTCGGCAGATAAATTAAAAGAAGTTCTTGTAGCAAATCGCGGTGATTTGGGCGAATTAAAAGTATCTCCAGATGGATTATCAAGAATTGAATTTAAAGGTACGGATTTTGAATCAACCTATTGGTTAGTAATGCTACAGAATTGATATGCAAGTACAAGTAATAAACAATTCATTAAGCCCTTTACCGGCTTATGAAACACCGCAGAGTGCCGGTATGGATGTAAAATGCACAGAACCCATTGTGTTGAACCCGGGAGAACGAGTTTTAGCAAAAACAGGATTATTTGTGCAAATACCTGCAGGATTTGAACTTCAAGTTCGTCCGCGCAGCGGTTTGGCATTAAAACATGGTGTTACTGTATTGAACGCCCCGGGCACAATCGATGCCGATTACCGAGGAGAAATTGGTGTGATTTTAATTAATCATGGCAATATGGTTGTAGAATTTGCACAAGGAGATCGAATAGCACAAATAGTATTGGCTCGGGTAGAACAAATTCAATGGCAATTAACCGATTCATTATCAACAACAAAACGAGGACAACAAGGATTTGGTTCAACAGGTAAATAACATGATAACAAAACAAGAAAATACACTCTGGGTAGAATCGTTCAGGCCAGACACATTAGAAGGATACATAGGAAATGAACACATTATTGAAAAAGTTAAAATATTTATTGCAAATGGCGACGTTCCGCATCTATTATTTTATGGATCAGCTGGAACAGGCAAAACAACGTTGGCGAAAATAATTGCAAACAGCGTAGATGCAGATTTAATGTATATCAATGCATCTGATGAAAATTCGGTAGATGCTGTACGAGACAAGATTAAGCGTTATGCATCTACCGTTGGATTTAGACGTTGGAAAATTATTATTTTAGATGAGGCAGATTATTTAACGCCCAATGCTCAAGCTGCTCTTCGTAACCTAATGGAAACATATAGCAAAACAACACGTTTTATTTTAACATGTAATTATGTTGAAAAAATTATTGATCCAATTCAATCGCGTTGTCAAACATTTGCTATTACACCGCCAAATAAATCAGATGTTGCAAAGCGGTTGGTTGCAGTATTGGATGAAAAGGGTGTTACGTATGATATCAAAGATATTGTAGCAATTATCAATGCATCATATCCAGACATTCGTCGCGCAATTAATGCAGCACAAGCATCGGTTGTTAATAACGTGTTACAATTAGATAAAGCAAGTGCAATACAAGCAAATTACATGACCGAAATATTGGAGATTCTTAAAACGTCAAAAGATAAAAAAGCATCGTTCACAAAAATTCGGCAAGTAATTGCTGACAGCAAAGTACGAGACTTTACTGGATTGTATACATTTTTATATGATAATTTAGATGATTTTGCACATGGTCACGTTGCCCCGTGCATTTTAATTATAGCAGAAGCACAATTCAAAGATGCAAATGTAGTAGACAAAGAAATCAACATAATGGCAATGTTTGTAAATTTATTAGGAGAATTATGAGTAGTTTAAATGTTAATATTGGTCCGCAAGATATGCAACCAATTTCATGCAAAGAATGCAATGGATTGTATTTTCGTCAAGTAATGGCAATCAACAAAGTAAGCAAATTTTTAACTGGTGCAGATAAAGACACAATGGTACCTATTCCCGTATTTAGATGCGATGATTGCGGATACATTCCAGAAGAATTTCAACCCGTTAAAGTTAAAAAGTAATGTCTGTACCATACCATAAAGATTTAGTAACGATTGTATTTAAAACATCGGACCGGAGCAATGCTCGCACAAAAATTAAAACGTTTCGCAACAAATCAATTGATGATATTTTAAGTGCAAAGCGAATCATAGGAATACCAGATACGGCTGTTATCTTGGAAGCAGGAATGGGTGAATGTTTAGAACAACAATATCGTAAAAAATATAATTTATAATAAATGGCAGAAGAAAAAAAAGCAGCAACAATTTTTGATTTAATTGGCGGAGTAACTGATAAAAAACGAGAATGGAAAAAATGGTCAGAAACGGATCAAAAGAAATTTTCTACATTCATTGTTAATCGTTGGTTGTCAATGCGCATGGAGTTAACGGAATTGATCAATGAATTGCAAATGTATACTATTGGATACTTACGTCCACAAGAAACTTATAAATTGTATCATGATCTTTTGCCTAACAATAAAAGTTTTGCAAAATACATTAAAGGCAAATCGGAAGATAAGTATGATAAAGACTTGATTACACAATTTGCAGAACATTATCAAGTTAGCAAATTAGAAGCTACAGATTATTTAGATCTAATGGATAAAATGCAATGCGAAAGAATATTAATCATGTACGGATATAGTGAATCGGACAAAAAACGTATGTTAAAAGGTATCAAATGAATGTAAATACACAAAAACATTACCAAGGACCATAATCATTATATGAGTTTGCAGAAGATTTTAAACTTAATAGCTACGAATTTGACATCATTAAACGCGTTGTTCGATGTCGACATAAAGGATCGTTTTCGGAAGATCTAATCAAAACTAAAGATTTAATTGATATTTATCTTCGAGAACAAGAACATCGATATTTGGATTTTAACAAATAATTCCTTATCATATAATATGAAACAAGGAAATTACATTAATCCTGTATATAAATTAGCAATACGAGATGCAGATTCTGTTCCTAGAAAAATATCTTATTCGCAATGGTCAATGTATGAACGTTGTCCCCTTTCTTGGAAACTTGCATACATTGATGGATTGGCGCCATTTCAAGCATCAATTGAAACCGTATTTGGTACGGCATTTCATGAAACATTTCAACATTTCTTAACCGTAATGTATACAGAATCTGTTAAAAAAGCAGAATCGTTAAACCTTCGTTCCATATTGCAAAGCAAACTTCGCGATGAATATACTCGATGTGTGCAAGAAATGGGAGGTCAACATTTTTCTAATCCATTGCAATTAGCAGAATATTTAGAAGATGGTGCTGCCATTTTGCAATGGTTTTTGAAACGACGCGCACAATACTTTTCAAGCAAAGATTGGGAATTGGTTGGCATTGAAATTGAATTGTGTCAGCAAGCATCAACAAACAACCCTTCAGTATATTGGTACGGTTTTATTGATGTTGTTATGCGGCACGTTCCTAGCAATACGTTTAAATTGTTTGACATTAAAACATCTCGTAGTGGATGGAATAAATCGGCCAAATCGGATTCCATGAAAGCTGCACAATTGGTAGCATATAAAAATTATTTTTCAGAACAGTTTGGTGTTCCTCGAGAAAATATTGATATTGAATTTTTCATTGTTAAACGCAAGATTGTTGAAGAATCAATGTTTCCGCAAAAACGCATTCAAAATCACAAACCTTCTGCAGGTTCAGTAACACAAAAGAAAATACAACGGCAAATTGATGCATTTGTTGATGCATGTTTTGATCAAGCAGGAAATAAAGATGCAAACAGAAACTATGTAGCTGTTGCCGGCAAGGGTGCTGTAAATTGCAAATATTGTCCGTTTAAAACTGATTATGAACGATGTCCAAAAGATGCTAGGATTCGTGAATAAAATTTATTATAATAAGTTATGAAATGGACACATAAACATGTATATGTATATGAATTTATATTGGAAAATCATGAATCTTGGTCCGGTACAAAAACATGTGTCATGGAATATGCTTTATGCACAAACACGGATGGTCCCGAACACAAAGAAAATCGAAAATTACTAGAACAAATGCTTCGTTTAGTTTACAAGCATTATCCAAAAGGTGTTAAATTTGTACGAGATAGAAAATGAAACGAATTGCAATTATTGGAAACACGGATTGGCAGAACAAAAGAAAAATACAAGAAACATTGCAATTAGCAAAAAAGAAATTTGGAGATGATGTAGTTGTAGTGGGAGCTGGCGGCAATGAAGGAGCAAATAGTATGGTTAGAAAATATGCATTGGAATTTGGACTTCATTATGAAGAATACAATCCTTCATTTTCAGGACATAACATGTACTCAGCAATGCCCGAATCATATTATGGAAAACCATATCATTTTTCACAACTTCATCACCGCATGAAACTCATTGCAGAACGATGTGATTACATGATGATTTTAAACAATCTCACACAATTAGACCCAGTGTTACAAACCGCATGGACTCGCACTAAAAAATTAAATAA